CCATCCGCGAACGCGCCGCCCAGGCAGCAGCGATCGCGGCGCGTGAGCAGCACACCTACCAAGGCTTCCTGGCTGAACTGCTGCTGGCCGAGTGCGATGACCGGGACGAACGCCGCCGGGCCCGCCGCGTCCACGACGCCGCCTTCCCCCGACCCAAACGCCTCGACGAACTCGACTACGCCGCGAACCCGAACCTGAACCCGGCGGTGATCAACACCCTCGCCAGCGGCGAGTGGGTCGCGCAAGGCCGGCCACTGTGCCTGATCGGTGACTCCGGCACCGGCAAAACCCACGCCATCGGCACTCTCGTCGACGCAGGCCTCGACGTGTTCTACTTCGCTTACGAGGCGGGCTCCGAAACCCTCGTCGGCTACTTTACCGATCGCGGCCTGCCAGTCCCCCCGAACCTTCACATCTGCACAGTCCGCGCGCCGACCGCCTCTTTCTTGGAAATGGCAGATGCAGTTCGCTACGTCAACACCTTGTCCTTTGAAGGTCTGATCAAGCAAGTCGACCCTTCGAAGTCGAAGTACAACCAGCTCGAACAGTTCCTCCGCAACTTCAACGACGTAACTGATGACACCGGGAAGAAGTGGGGGGATGTGCAGTCCTGGGACTCGTCACGCGCGCTGGTCATCGACGGCTTGACCGGACTCTGCGACAGCGCGATGAAAGCCTGCATCGGCGGGAAGTTCGCGCGGGATCAAAAGGACTGGGGGCTGGCGCAGAACATCGTCGAGGGGATTCTCCGCAAGATCACTTCCGAGTCGAAGTACCACTTCGTCTTGATCTCCCACGTCGAGCGCGAAACCGACCCGAACGGCGGAGGGCTTAAGCTAATGGCCAGTGCTCTCGGCCGCGCGCTTGCCCCGAAACTGCCTGCAATGTTCTCTGACGTTGTGCTCGCGAAGCGCATCGGCCGTGACTTCTGGTGGGACACCGAAGACCCCGCCGCCGACCTCAAGACCCGCAACCTCCCCATTTCCGGCAAGATCCCCCCGTCTTTCGCTGCGATCATTGACAAATGGAAATCTCGCGGCGGCGCTATTGACAGCTCCCGGAAACCCTGACAACCTACGAATTCCCCGCATAACGATGGGCGGCTGATCTAAGCGGGAGCTGTACCAAGCCGCATTCCTTTCCGTACCTAAACCCAAATCTCTTTGGAGCATACCATGTTCAATCCCGACCAGTTCCTCGACATGCAGATCGAAGGTCAAAACGACACCAAGATCGTCCCCGTTCCCGCTGGCGAATACACCGCCATGATCGAGGAGGTCAAGGTGCGTCAGTGGCAGTCGAAAGCCGACCCGTCGAAGTCCGGCCTCACCCTCGACGTTCAGTGGTCGATCGACGACCCTTCCGTCAAGGAGCTCCTCGGCCGCGATAAAGTCACGGTCAAGCAAGGCATCATGCTCGACCTGACCGACGCCGGTGGCCTCGACATGGGCAAGGGCCGCAACGTTGGCCTCGGCCGTCTCCGCGAAGCCCTCGACCTCAACCAGCCTGGCCGCCCGTTCTCCTTCGCCATGCTCTCCGGCCGCGTCGCCCGCGTGTCTGTGTCGCATCGCATCGCTGACGACAACATCTTCGCGGAAGTGAAGCAAGTCGCCCGCATCTAACCAGCCCCGCCCCCGCAAGGGGGCTCACCGCCAGCGCCTTTTCCTTCTCGAAGGGCCTTGCCGATGAGCCCCAGCCCACTCCCCATGCGTGGTCGGTAGCCGCCTCCCTACCCCGCTGGGGCTCACCTTTTTCTACTTGCGGCTTTGCCGCGTGACTTCCCGAAAGGCATTTGCCCGTGGATACCCTGACCAAGCTTTGTGTAGTAACTCCGGCGGATAAAATCGGCGTTTTGGCGGGTTTTATCCGGGCCGGTAGGGTTAGGGTATATCCCCGCATCCGATTGCCGCGCCATGCCCGGATTTACCCGGTTGGCGCGGCATTTTTTCGCCCGTCGCATCCCCATTTTTCATCCCGCAGCTAAACCCCCCGGAGAAACCCCCATGAACATCATTCCCCTTTCCTCCATCATCATCCGCCCCGAGCGCCAGCGTCAAGAATTCGACCCCGACGCCCTGCAAGAGCTCAAGGTCAGTGTCGAAGATCGCGGACTGCTGCACCCGCCAGTTTTACGTCGAGATGGTGATAGCTGGGTGCTGGTTGCCGGCGAGCGCCGTCTGAAAGCGATCAGTGAGATTTTCGAACTCGGCGGGCAGTTCTCCCACAACGGCCAACTCTTCACCTCCGAAATCGGCGTAGTCCCATTTACCGACTTGGGAGAGTTGTCCCTGCTCGAAGCGGAAGAGGCGGAGCTGGACGAAAACCTCAAGCGGAGGGATCTGACGTGGCAGGAGCATGCGGCGGCGGTTGCGCGCTTGCACGCGCTTCGCAATGCGCAGAAGGCGGAGAATGTGAAAGCGGTACTGGCGAATCCGGCAGCAACGGAACTGCAAAAGGAACGAGCTATCGCTACGCAATCGCAGACGATTGCGGACACTGCGGAAGAGCTAACTGGTCGCCGGGACGGGTCGTTCCAAGATCAAGTCCGCAAGGAAATCCTCGTTGCGAAGCACCTCGACAACCCGGCGATCGCGAAGGCGAAGTCCGCAGATGAAGCTTTCAAGCTGCTGAAGCGGGAGGAGGAACGGAAAAAGAACCTGGCATTGGCCGCGGAAGTCGGCGCAACCTTCAACGCATCGTTGCACGAACTGCACAATATCAACTGCCTGGACTGGATGGCACAGCCGGAAAACGCTGGCCGATTCGATGTGATCTTGACCGACCCTCCTTACGGTATGGGGGCGCAGGACTTCGGCGATGGGGGCGGAAAGTTCGACGGTATCGAGCACCACTACGACGACTCTTACGAATCGTGGAAAACCCTTATGACCGCTTGGACGAAACTTTCGTTCGAAGTAACCAAGCCCCAAGCTCACGCTTATGTCTTCTGCGACATTGATAACTTCCACGAACTCCGCGCGATGATGCGAGCTGCCGGCTGGTACGTGTTCCGCACACCGCTGATCAATTTCAAGCTCAATTCCGGCCGCGTCCCGCTCCCTGATCAAGGCCCCCGTCGGCAGTACGAAATCCTCCTCTATGCGATCAAAGGGAAAAAACCAGTTACCCACATCTACCCTGACGTAGTGACGACCAGTGGGGACGAGAATATGTCCCACGGGGCGCAAAAGCCCGTTGCGCTGTACCAGAACCTTTTGCAGCGCAGTGTTCGTCCCGGCGACGAAGTCCTCGACTCGTTTGGAGGTACATGCCCGATCTTCGAAGCCGCTCACACATATCAGTGCAAAGCTGTTGCGCTGGAAGCGAACCCCGAGTACTTCGCGATGGGACTTCGCCGGTTGCAGGCCCTTCAACAGTCCGAGCAGCCCGCACTGTTCTAACCCCCTTTCACTTTCCCATTTTGGAGGCGCCAGATGGACATCCGACCAGTAGGACCGTGCCCGGCAAAGATCATGATCGTGGGGGAGTTCCCCGGAGAGCAGGAAGTACTCCGGGGCGAGCCCTTTGTCGGCTATGCCGGTCAGGAACTGTCGAAGATGCTGCAGGAGGCGGGGATCTTCCGTTCCGCTTGCTTTATCACGAACGTCGTGCGTACGCGCCCTCCCGGCAACTCGATCGACGCCTTCATCGCAGTGAAAAAAGGTGATGTCACCGCGCAGCACATCTACCTCCGCGACAAAGCCGTCTTGCCGGTTGTTCGTGACGGAATTGACTTATTGCGGCGAGAGATCGAGATGTGCCGCCCGAACGTCATTATCGCCCTTGGCAATACGGCGCTCTGGGCACTGACAGGGAACTGGGGGATAACCAGTTGGCGGGGATCGGTTCTCCCCTGCGACCTCGAACTCGGCCTCGACTATCAGCCAAAGGTCGTCCCGGCGTACCCGCCAAGTGCGATCATGCGGCAGTGGAGTTGGCGGCAGATCGCAGTGCACGATTTCCGGCGGGCTGCGAAGGAGAGTCAGTCGAGGGAATTATACACCCCGAATTACTCCTTTGTAATACGCCCGGATTATTCGACCGTCCTTTCCGTCCTTCACCAACTCTACCAACAAGTCCAGTCCCGTCCCGGAAAGATCGCCGTCGATATTGAGACTCGCGCAGGGCATATCGCCTGTATCGGTTTCGCTTGGTCAAAGACAGAAGCCCTCTGCTGCCCGCTGATGTGCGTCGAACGTCCCGAAGGCTATTGGCCCGCCGACCAGGAAGCCGTCATTGCTTTTGCCCTTTACCAGCTTTTCACTCACCCAAACTGTCAGGTAATCGGTCAAAACTTCCTCTACGATGCTCAGTATTTCTGGCGCCATCTTCATTTCCTCCCCCGCCTCTCCCGCGACACCATGCTCGCTCAGCACGTTATGTTCTCGAACATGCCGAAGGGGCTTGATTTCCTCTCCTCGATGTACTGCGAGTACCACACGTACTGGAAAGACGAAGGGAAGAACTGGGACGTTAAGACCGACGAAGATCAACTCTGGACTTACAACTGCAAGGACGCGGTTATCACTTTCGAAGTCGACGACGCGCAGCAGGCGGCAATTGATCAAATGGGGCTCCGGGAAGTTCACGATTTTCAGCAGGAACTGTTCTGGCCCGTCCTCGACACGATGAATCGCGGCTTACGGGTCGATGTTCCGCAGCGCGCAGAGTTCGCTATGTCTTTGCAGCAGGAGATCGCGGACCGCGAGCAATGGCTCATCGACACTCTCGGCCACCCGCTCAACATCAAGTCCTCCCCTCAGATGAAGGAGTTGTTCTATGAGTCGCTCCGGCAAAAGCCTATACTGGACCGTAAGACTGGTTCAGTCACTTGTAACGATGAAGCGCTCAGAAGAATCGCTGAACGC